AGAAAAACCTTTAGCGAGTTGTTCCCCTAATTCATCAACGACCTCTTGTGTCATATAACAAGGTGCCTCGCAGTCAGAATTAAATCCTAAATGTGCCAAATGTCCTTCTTGTTTTATTTTAGGATTTTGGTCAGCCCATTTCTTAGACATGAACTCTTGAAGTCTTGCGTGTTTTCTCCAAACGAAGACCCCTGCATTTTCAGAGTATTCGTCATCATTGAAAAACTTTTCCCAATCTACTTTAACTCCTTTTACATGTGCGTGTTGATCTAAACCCATATTTTCTCCTTTGTTAGTTTAAAGTAATCTCTTATCAAATCCCATACATGAACGCAACCCCTTTCTTTTAGAATCATTCTAAACTAGAAATTACCAATTTACCATTTGGTGTTCTACGCTGCGCTGATGGGCTCAGCTCTACCACACGCTGTGCGATCCAGCTGCATTGCCAACGAGACGAGAATCAAAAGGCACTAGTTAATGCGAGAATGAAAAGCCCCGTGAGCAGGATCATTGCATCAGGATAAAGAATTAGTAGCAGTATGTATAACGAGAGTATGGTCACGCCAGGAAGCACCAGCTTCTGAGCTGCAGGTGCTGCAGCACACGTTGTTCGCCAAACGACATTACGAGTCGTCCTTCACGAGGCTATCGGCCCACGTATTTCCATTTGCAATGCACTTGGTCCCGGGCCCGCCCGTTAATGCATAAACGTTACCGTCTACCGGTTTGTCTTCTTTAACGGCATCTCCATCTTCCTTCGGTTCTTCTGTATCGAGATCAATGATTTCGTAATCAATTAAATTTTCATATTCTTTCGGGATGGTAACTTCTTGTACCACACCGCCTTCTACGCGTATCTGAATCGTCTTCATGAGGTTCTCCTTTGTTAGTTACACGCCCACGTAACAGCCCGGCTTGACCATTTCGATGATCAGTTCGACACAATGCCAGCGAAGTAAACGTGGGTCGCAGACCTTACATAAGATATCATGGGACAGATGTCAAGAGCTTTATGTAAAAAAATTTACCACGCTGTGCCGGGAGCCCAGCTTCTGAAGTTACGCTGCATGGGCCAGCTCTCTTTATAAACGAGCAACGAGAACTTTTCTCATCAACGAGAACGAGAAGTGGTTAGGTTGTCCGTGTATCCCTAACCACCCTGATGGGCGTGCCATCACCAGCCCCCCGCTAACTAACAAAGAGGGAAAGAAACGAGGGGCAGGTCACAGCACGAGCTTCCACGCTGGGTGGGCTCCTGGATCCAGATGCGTAGAAGGCCCTTCGGTGTCACCGACACGAGATCCAACGAGGTTTGTCAACGAGACGAGCTTCACGCTGCCTCCCGGAGCTTCGCCAGCAGGGTTCGCTGGACCGTGGGCCATTGTAACGGGAACGAGAACGAGGCAAACGAGACCAGTGAACGAGGATCAGTGAAACTGGACACCGGTTGATACAGTTCTAGAGACCTCTTCGAGAGGGTCTCTTTGAAGATAATAACTTTACCACCAGCCTTGATATACTTATTGATCCATACTATTTGCCACTTATTTAATTTAGGATAATTAGCTTCATCAGATTTTAATTCTATCCAAAAAACATTCTCCTTATTTGCTGCGTGAATATCAGGAACACCATTAATTGTTGTAGATTCTATGCGAGTTAAATAGCAATCAGCTAAACCTTTTTTAGTCTTTTGCCATAGTCTAGATTCTTGTGCTTTTACAGTCATCAATCAACTTAATTTCTTTATGTCCTTAATTACTGAGTTAGGTATTACAGTAGTATTACCAATAGCTTCAATGTCAACTCCATTGTCAGAAAATGAGTAATCCCCAAACAATCTAGTGACACCTTTTGCTTGACTTAACAAATGACCTTTAGTGATACATACAGCAAGTTTTGATTTTTTAAGTTCATCAAAACTACTCCAGCTGCTGTTTGAGACAATATCGTACCATTCGACAGCAACCATAGGATATTTATCGATCTGATTTTTTACTTTTTTTGGTATAGCTATTTTTTTTCTCATAAGTTTTAACCTCTACTACTCCAACTGAAGTAAACATTGTGGGATTATGGAAACGATTAAATACTTTAATCCACTCAGACCAACTAGCCTTTTGTAAGTATTTTTTCGTCTTCAGATCTTGCATCGATTGTTTTGGCATTATGCCCATCGATCTTTTCTGAAAGTTCCTTGAGTTTGGTTTCAAGTTCCTCACGTGACATTCCCTCCAGTCCTGTTACTCTAACTTCTTTTCTATCTACAAAGGCTCCTGCTAATTGGCCAGATCTATATTCTGCATTGATAGCTGCAGCAAACTGATCTTTCTTTTCTGCCTTGTCAGCAAGTCTTTCAAATCTTTTGAAACGTCTGAGGTTGTCACTCTCGTATTTTTTTACTTCTTGTTCAAATCTTCTGTCATAATATTTTGCAACATGAGGATTTATTTTTCTATTTAATAATTGTGATGCTGTTGATCTTGCGCTGTTTATATCTTTACAATCATAGCCTGCTCTTTTTAAGGCTTCAGCTTGCGTAATCTGGCCATGGTCTTGCACCATTATCTCAACAAACATTCTTTGCTTAGGAGTAAGATCCTTATCAGTTCTTAATTCTTTTTTTCTTAACCCACCCATTATCTTCTTAATTTATTTATATCTCTGATTATATTTCTTCGTTCTTGGACAGACAAAGATTTATCTTTTAATTTAGAAAAAATTGTATTTTTTATTCCAGACTTCACATCTTGTTTTGCTTGTTCTCTCGTACCACCATGTTTATTTACAATCTGTTGAGTCTTATTACCCGTTTTGAAAAATTTCTTTGCTCCAGCTTTAATAGTATTAGTTAACAAACCACCTAACATTTTTTTGGGAATGATTTTACCAAGTGCTTTAGCTTGACCTGCATGAGCTGCAGATGCTTTTTCTAGTTTTCTTTTAACCATTTTAATAGTTTGCAAACCACCTTTTTTCTTTCTACCAATTCTATCTTTCATAAATTTTCTTACAGATTGACTTATTGCTTCTTGATTAGCAGCTCTTTGTTTCTTTGTCATCATTGGAATTTGCATACTTTTGCCTCTCTTATCAGATGCGTAAGCTTTGCCAAAAATTCTTGGTTTACCACCTTTAGGTAAACCTTTACTACCTATTCCTGGTCTTGCCTTAGCTTCAGCTCCAACGTAAAATTTTGTACCTCTTATACTTCTTTTGATATCAGCCTTGACTAGATCATAAGGCACTCTTTCATTTTTTCTTCTACCACGTTTGTATTTTTTAAAGCCTCTTCGAAAAGCTTCTTTTGCAGTTTTAAATATTATTCCCTTCATAATTTTACTATATAGATTATTTCATCACAAAGTAACTCCTTGAAAAACTTTTGATAGCGTTCCCGCAAGACTGGTGTATCCAAGATACACCATAGATACACCATAGATACACCACTAAAATAGCTTATAAGTGTTGCTATTATTGAATAATAATCAATTAGATACATCAGATACACCACTATTACCCCTTGGGGTACTTTTTATTACTCATTAGTCTGAGATATCTATATAGTATAATTTCCGTTGTCCCGTGGCCGGTGTTCCTGTATACTTAATCTGTGAATAATTCATTATTTACATTACTCAACCCCAGGGGCATCTTATCATTTTTGCTCTCTATTAATATAACTTCTCCTGGGGTCAAATTTCTAAGACCACCATGACTACCTAACTTTCACTTTTTCCGAAAAAATTCTCTTCTTAACTTCAGCCCTTTCTTCTTTAGTCTTAGCGTTCCTGTAGGCCTTATAATACTCACGATAACTAATCCATGATTTCTGTATTTTAGTAAATTTAATTTTACCATCTTTAATTAATTTTACGTATTCTTCACGTACAATTGAGGGGTCCATATCCGCATTCCAACACACTTCCTGAAAGTCATCGCAATTACTAGTAAACCATTGATGACTATCTTGTTTCCAATAAGTCTCTCTTTTAAACCCACTACCGGACAATGAATCCTCAAATGCCTGCAGCAGTATAGCCTGAAACAACCTGATCTCAGCGGGTCGTTTTTCTTTGGTAAATTCCATAGCTAACTTAATGCCCAAATTTTTTAATAAGTTTGGTGAATAACTCATAAAACTTCTTAACGGTTGGTTTTGGATAATTTTGTGATCTTACAAATTTGTAATCATCTAAGATATTATCAATGTACTCAGTTCTCTCCTCGCCTGAGAGCTCTTCTACGAACCAAATAGTTTTATTGACTAAACCTCTAGGAATTTTCGACATCTGCATAACCACGATGCGGGAAAAGATATGGATTATGGATTGCACCGTGGCTATACATTTTCAACAACCAATTTTAAACCTTTAGCCTGAGCTACTTGTTTTCTGCCTGATTGCCATCTTCTCTCGATTTTATCAAGAAAAGACAAACTAAAATTTCCTAAACCATAGTCATTTCCACAATACAACTGAAACATCAGACTAGTTAACTCATCATAAGTCTTCTTGTTTGGACAAATCATTACTAATTTATCCAACGCCTGGTCTAATGCTTCTTCACTGCTTTTCTTTACAGCTTTACCCACTAAAATCTCCTTAATTAAAGTTAAATTAGCGTTCGTTGTTAATTGAGAATAAGGTGTTTTGAAAGCCTCACCTTTTCATTCTAGGCTTAGGAATACGTATGTATTGTTATTATAAAATTTGTGACTTTAATGCAACAAAAAAAAAGGGCCAGTTCTCCCGGCCCTTTTCCAACCCCAGATTCAAGGTTAACCATCCAACCTGCAGGTCTATTTACCACTCCCGTTGAGTAACTTCTTACCCTGTGATAGTAAATTCTCTTTCATTGATTGATAGCCTTTCCCCTCTTTTTTGGCTATCTTTTTTATTTCGTCATCAACTATTTTGGCAATCATTGAACCAGGTCTTCTAAAGCCTTGTTGCCCCATTGCTCTTATAATGCAGTAAGTATCGATATCTACTGCGCATGACTTCCATTTATTGATGTCCATGTTTTCTCCTAATGCTCTTGATAATCTTTTGTCTCAAAGAAATCAAGTAGTTTTATTTTCTTTTTACTACGACCACTATTATAAATTTTCTCTATAATAATGATGTAATCTTTCGTGCTAGTACCACTTAAGAACCAAGATGATTTACTCTTGCAGGCATCTCTGAATCTTCGAAGATCAAAGTCAGGACATCTATCTGCTATTACATAAGCCATAACCATAGATCTCTTAAGCCTTCTCTTGGAATCATCCATACCTAAAAAGTATTTTTTCAAAGTATTGAGTGCAGCTCCGATACGATCAATGTTTTCTATACCTCCTGCAGGTATCCTAAACTCACCTGTTTTAAATTCAGTTGATATTCTGTTCCAAAGAGAACATTGTTTAAGCAGCAGCACGATTGCTTCTGCAACATTGATACCATATTGGTTCATTTTATTTCTACATATCTTGTAGTCCATTTTGTTTCTTGCACAATGATGGTTTAGATATGCTTCCATGGACCAATTCTTTCTACCTGTGTTAAGTCTTGCAACATCAAGTGGATCGTCAGAATTGATAATGATGTATGGCACCTTAAGATCTAGTTCTTTCCTAGCTTGTAAAGTGTGTTGTCCATCTATCACTTCCATGTTTTCGTTAACACGTATTGGATCATAAAGATCTTTCTCAGCAATTAATTTTTTTAATTGTGTTACGTGTGCCTCATCTACAGGTCTATTACCTCTAGCTTTCTTAAACTTTGAGTAATCTGTTGTCTCAAAGTATTTATTTTTTATTGCATTGTTCATATCTTTTCCTCCTGTGTTAATACAATATTGTGTAAGTTAGTATGCCAACAATTATTAAAATAACTTTTGGTGGTATTACTAATAATGAAACCAACAACAAAAAACTAATAATCTGGTTTGTCATTAGCCTCCTTAAGTTGATCATAAACTAGTGCTGCAGCGATCGACTCATTAATTGGGTAGATAGGCATATTTTCAAAATACATTGCAGCTTGTTGCAACTTTTTCATAGCCTGCTGAAACTCATCATCGCTATACTCTAATGGCATATGAAAGTTTGCAGATATAATTGGTACCTCACTTAAGATTTGATCGACACGATATATCCAATTCGCAAATACACTTGAATCAGATTTAGTTTTAATTGGACTTCGGCTCATCGAACCTCCATAAATTAAATTTACTAACTATGTCATTTAATCCGTTGTGGAATTTTATTTTACCACTTAGGATATCTCTACACTTAACAGTTTGATAAACATCACCATTAACTATTAATTGTAGTTCTTTTGTTGACTCATTAAACTCAACTGAAAAGACATGAGTCATGACAACGCTTTTTGGTTTTACTTCCCATTCAGGCTTTAATACCAACGCTTCGCCAAGCTTTTCAGCTGCTGTCATTACAGCTTTTTCTTGATTGTTTTTCATGATAACCTCTTTGTTAATTAATTTAAAAAACATGATTTACATATAATCATTTTCATGGGATATGCAAGTAAATAAAAAGATAGGATAATATAGGAATATGACCAAATTTATTTTAGTTATGTATATGTGTAGTATGATATCAGGCCAGTGTCCTAATAATCATATTCCAGGATTTTCGTTTTCTACACATGCCGAATGCGTTGAGTATGGGTATAGAGTAGCCCATGGCACTTTTAAATCACTTGAAGAAACAGAAGAATTTGACACTGAATTTATCGAAAACAACAGAATTGTTGTTAAATTTGAATGTAGACCTGTAAAAGTTAAAGATCCAATAATTCCAATGCCTAAACCCAAAATAGCCACATAGTTGATTTTCTCTCCTATTTTGCTATATAATACCTTATGAAGCTATATCGCGTCCAAGCAAACTATAAAAACATATATATTGATGAGACGCTTGAGGCCAAGAACGATACAGCTGCTCTTGAGAATTTTGTAAAGAAGGTTGTCTCAGGAGACATAAACCAAATTGAAGGTGCTGGGTTTCATAATCCCGATCTTCTTTTTATAACCTTTGAGGAGGTTGATCGAGATGCAACTACAAAAGTTAATATCGGAAAAACTTCAATTGGAGTCCACGTGGGCAACCAAAGCATTGGCTCAGGGTAGAGTTACTCCAGACATGAAGTGGATCGATATAAAGATCAAAGATTTAAGAACAAAAATCAATGATCAAAGTGTTGAAGACGCAAAAGAAGGTCTTTACGATATAGCTAGTTAACTAGCTTTAAAAAATCATTTTTATTCCCAAGGATAGTGCGCCCTAAATTTTTCAAAAAGCATTCAGTGTCGCATCTATAATAGAACCCCTGCAATAGGAGGTCGTCTACTATTCAATAAAATAAAAAAGTCAAAATTTGCTCATGGTATAATTAGGAATAAAAAAAAATAGGAGAGCAAAATGTATTGGACACCACAGAAAATAAAAGAGCTAAAAGAGAAGGGCCTTAAACTAAAATATTATGTTTATGACCCTAGACTTAAAGATTTTACATTCGAACAGATCGAAGAGTTTAAAGAAAAAGAGACTAACAAAAGTAAGTCCTTTTCTTGTAAAGAGTTTTAGATTTCTTACCATCAAAGTAATAACCTTCAACTTCTCTATTCTTTCGCTTCGCCCCAACTTTTACCGATGGCAACATCAACTTTAAAAGGGACTTTAAGATTTTCGATAGCATTCTCCATTACCTCCTTAACTTTGCTTATATCATTTTCAGAATTAATTGAAAAACATAATTCATCATGAATTTGTAATAAAGGTTTAAACCCTTGCTTGTAACAATTTATCATCGCTTGTTTTGTTTGATCAGCTGCAGATCCTTGGATTAGCCTGTTCAAGGCTTTGTAAGTAAATGCTCTTCTTATGTTATTACCATAAATGGCTTTAGCCTCCTCGTACTGCATAGCTTTATTCATTCCAAAGGTTGCAGGCTCCCACATGTCAAATCGGCATTTACGACCCTTTATTGTTCGAATAAATCCATATTTAGAAGAGCTGTTGGTGACAGCTTCAGCTAATCTTTTAACAAAAGGTACTCTTGCGTGATATTTTTGTAATAAATTTTCTGCATTGTCTTTTGATATACCTAGTTCACGTGCAAGTTTAGCTTTACCCATACCATAAAATAATCCTAGATTAATTGTTTTTGCGTGAGTTCTACTGATTCCTGCCATGTCAGCAACTATTTGGTGAAAGTCTGCAGCTTCATTCTTATAAGCTTCTATAAATTCGTCTGCTCCACTAAAATTTTCGTTAACACTAGCTGCGTAATGTGCAACTAGTCTTGGCTCCTGTTGGCTATAGTCAAAACTACCCCACTGTTTACCTTCTTCAGGTAAAAACAAACTTCTTATTTTATTACCAAACTCTTTGTTTCGCGCAGGTATCTGCTGCAGGTTTGGGTTCGAATAGGATAATCTACCAGAAACAGTCCCACCTTGGTCAGATCTTAGTTGATTTATCTCTGAATGTATTCTACCTTTGTGCACAAATCTTTGAATGGAGTCTATGAATGTTGAATGGAATTTATTTATTTCTCTTGCTTCTCTTATTAGTTGGGCTATCGGGTTATTACAATTCACTAACCAGTTTTGGGTAAAACTTGGTTCATCAGTTTTCGCTGTCCGTGGGTATTCAATACCCATTCGATCAAAAACTTGAGCTACAGATCTTGCAGCCCATATGTCAGGTTTAATTGTAGTCTCATCTTTTATTTTTTTTAAAATTATATTTTCTTTTGCCTTAAATTCTTTTTTTAATTTTTGTGCTTTCTCTTCATCTACTCTTATACCCCTTCGTCTTGTTTCAATTAGAATAGGTAGGAGCTCCATCTCCATGTCCCAAACATCGTTCAAACTCTGCTTTGAAATCTCTGTTTTAAACCTTTGCCAAAGCTTGAGGGTTAGCCCTGCATCTTGCTCAGCATAGAAGCCTACGTAGCCCGCAGGCAGCCTCCAGAGGTCAGCTTTAGCATCAATTCCCCATTCTTTAGCTTTTTCGTTCAGAAACGTCTCATTTTTAATTTCTCCTAAATAGTCTTTTGCACAAGCATTTAAACTAAAACTATATCTGTTTTCATTAACAAGAGCTGCTGCAATCATAGTATCTACTATAGGACCATTTATTTCAAAACCATTAACTAATAACCAACCGACATCATAACTAGCATTATGAAATATTTTTGTTGCTGGTGTTTTTAATACCTCTTGCATCCAGGCTGTTGTAATTGCAGAATCCATATTACCACCTGCATCATGATGAATTGGAAAGTACCATTGTTGATCAAAAGCAGCTACTGCAAAACCTACAATGTGGCCATCAAAGGTAGCCCAACCTGCACCTTTTGTTTTTATGTTTGGATCTTTGGTTTCTAAATCAATTGCAATTTCTTTTGCAAATCTAAGATCTGGATATTCACTTGGACAAACCCAATCGCTATCGTTGTAAATAAAATTTAATTGATGTGTCATTTATTTTTTACGAGTTGTCTTACTATGGTAGTATATGGATTTATGTCCATATCTCTTGCGCACCCGGTCAGGGTCATAACAATAATAATTATAAACACTATCTTCATAATTTTTTATCATCTATTTAAAATATAATAAGCTACTATTACACCAATGGTTATTGCAATTATCCCCACCAGCAGCATCCCTAAACCATATTCTATTGTCATTTTTTTGTATCTTTTAATTTTTTAATTTCTAATTCACAGTAATGTTTTATTTTTTCTAAGTCTTCAATGCCATTTTTAAATTTGTACCTACAAACGTATTTAATGACATTACCTTGGAAGAACGACAAATCATTCTTTGCAATAAACTCATAGGGCTGAATGGTAAAAAATTTATAGTGACTCCCCCCGATTTGTTTATCCTGTGGAAAAGCATCATCGAACATATCTTTATGTGTCATAGTTTAAACTCCTGTACTATTTTTAATTTTTCTTCGGCCTGTGCGATCTTATCAACAAGCTTATCAGCTTCATCAACATGCTGCGGATGTTCTCCTATAGCTACAGGCTTTTCTAAATAAATTTTTAAGGTAGCCTCAGCTTCAGATATTTGTGCGTTATATTTATCTTCTAACGCCTGAAGTATTAGTCTTCTAAACATAGTTTGCCTCATATAATTTAAAATACTTTCCAAGCGGAAAATTGTATTGATGATTTGTACCCAACAAATGTAAATTTTGCTTACACCTTGTTACTCCTGTGTACCAAACTCTAAGCTCTTTTACTTTTTCTGTTAGATTCTTTTTATCGTAATGTGATGGAAAGTTACATTTACTGGCTAACACTACATTATCAGCCTCACCACCTTTTACTTGATGAATAGTATCGATAATAATTTTTGGTGGCTGCGTAAGATCCACACCTTCCCTCATTAATTTGTTAAAATATTGTTTATCTTTATCTTTAAATTTTCTTTTAAACACTTGATTCCATGCACCTTTTTCATCTCGCATACCACACCTTAAGTGTAATTCATCAAAAGTAAAGACTTGATTTGGATGTGCAAAGGACCATTTTTTGCTGTCCTGTGACCGGTATCCGTGGTCTATGTTTAATAAATATTCATACATTATGCAGGCCTCCTCTCTCGAGATAGATCCACCTTCACAAATTTTTTCCCATAATTGAATCGCCATAAATTGATTCGGCTCAAATGATTTATTATTCTTTTGGTCTTGATAATACAGACCGAGATTCTTAGCCTCCTGCTGCAGCTCCCTCTTTACATCATTAATTCTAGCTAACACCATCCAACTACCCTCCAGGTCCCAAGGCACTTTTTTTAGACCATTCCATCTTTGAATAGTTCCGTCCTTACCATTAGAGTAAAATTCCTTTTCTATTCTATTGTTACCCATAGAATTTAAAATACAACTGGAAAAGTAATGTATGTTTTTATTTAATCTTACAGACTTTTTTAATACTAATGATTTACCTGGAAATGTTTGAAACAAATTAACATCAGCACCGTTCCATTCATAGATTGCTTGGTCATCAT